CGCTCAGTGGTCAGCAGCCGTAGCGGTAAATCCCGCAGATCCTCGATTCTCAATGCCGCGCCCCTGGCTGCCTTTGCATCGCGCACGGCATGCAGGATGCCGACATCGTTGATGTCGATGACGCTGCTTTCAAGGGTAACCCCCTTACCGGACAGAAAAGCGCGTGTGCGCTCATCCACGGCCCCCACGATCTGGATCTGCCCCGTCGCCTGGCCCCGCGCCACCACATCGTCCACCCACCCGGCAAAGCGCCCGGAAGCGGCCAGATCGGCCACGGCTGCCGACAATACGGGATTAGAAGCCGCGTTGAGCTTTTGCGCCAGCATCAGCTCCAAATTTTGCTGCCGCACCTTGCCCGGATTGGTATCCCATCCCGGCTGAATCCCTTCGGGCACCATCTCCGCGCGGCCCGTGCGCTTGTTCTCCCAGCGCACCATCGTAACCTTCGGCGCCTGGGTCTTCACGGGCACCCGCCGCTTTTCCAACTGCCCGGTGGGCAGCCCGGTCACAGGGTCCAGCACCTGCACGCGATCGGGAAACGGCACGCCCTCTTTGACCATCCGGGCGTATTCGCCGCGGCTCACCTGGCGCACGCGGCACTTGCAGCCGTACCCGTTGGGCGGCATGTGGGTGTTCCACCACGGATCGTCGATCGAAAGTAGCGTGCCGTGCCAGCCCACGTGTTCGTCGCGGTGCTCGCGGCTCGGCCCCAGCTCATAGAGCAGATAGGGCAGCGCCTTTTTGGTGCGCTCGGCGCGCTGCCACTGGCCCGCGGCCCGGGCGGTGCGCAGGTTGGCCCGAAAGATCGTTTTAAGGCGCCGCTTGCTGCCGAGCTGGGCCAGCACCGGCTCGCCGGTCAAAGGATCGATCATCTTCTTTTTGCCCCACCAGCCCATCTTTTGCAGCGCGGGGGCAAGTTCCGCCGAAAACTGCCGGATGGTCTTTCCCTGCGCCAGGGCCTCATCCAGGGCCGAGCGGATGCCTTCGAGCACATCGGCCTGCATCGCCTTGGCCACCGTGAAGGCGGCGGCATGTTCTTCCCGCCACACGTCGCGGTAGTCAAAGCCCGGCGTGCTGACTTTGGCCCGGAAGAATTGCAGGGCATCTTTTGGAATCGGACCGGCTTTCATCAAAAATCCTTCGAACGCATTAGAGGCCCAAATTCGGGCGATCTCGCCTTCATGGCTATAGAGATATGGCCCGGCACCTAGTTAAACAAACCTCGACCGATTTAAAGGCGGTTTGAGCGATCTTCGGCCCCGCCCGAACCCCAGTTTCATCCCTCATCGGCCGCCCCCATCGCCCGCGCCTTGAAAAGCGCCGTCGCCAAATGCTCCACCAGCACCCCCGCATACTGGCCGCGCAGGATCTCTTCCAGCCGCGCCGTGAACGCCTCGACGCTATCGGACGCATCCAGCGCCCGGGCGATGGGTTCCATGATGGGGTCCATGCCGCCGGCCTGCACCCAGCCGTCCAGTGCCTCGTCGGCCGTCGCGTCGATTTCGTCCGGCGGCTCCTCGGCCCCGGCCTGCCGGTTCATCGCGGTCGGGTTCTCCGCCGTGCCCGCAACCGCGGGCATCAATACTTCCTCGCCTTCGTCCGGGTCCGGCAGACCCAGCTTGTCCCGGATCACGCTGGCCGACACGCGCAGCCCCAACGGCACCAGTTTGGACAGCGATTCGGATAGCCCCGCGATATCTTCGCGCTGGGGCGCACGCAGTTGAATCTGGGGGTAATTCTCCTGGGGGCCGAAGTTCAGATCGATGTACGGCACCACCAGGTCGCGCTGCAACGTCTCTTCGAGCTGCTCGGCATCATCGTCCCTGAAATCGTGCCGCACCTCGTTCTGGGCCTCTTCGTTGCCGAGCTTTCCCGGCGTGCCCTGGGTGGTGGCCGTCTGGCCCAAAATGCCCTTGGTCACCTGGTTGTCCAGGTACTGCGCCAGGCGCTCGAAGAAATCGGTGGAACCGCTCTTGGAAGCCTCCACCAGTTCGATCTCCATGCTCTGGGGAAAGACCGCCGCGGCGTCCGTACCCAGGTTGGCCACGGCCATCTTCAATATATCGATCTCTTCTTTCTTCGCGCCGGCGCCGTACTTTCCCAGGCGAAGGGGCATGCCGAAGACTTCCGCGAACGCCAGCCAATCCTTGACCGTGTAGCCCTTGCACATATAAGCCCAGGCGGCCAGGCGTGCATAACCGCCCCGGATGGGAATCCCCGACTTGATGCGCGGCGTGTGCACCAGAAATTTGTAAGGGGCAAGCTCTACGCCGTCCATCGGGCTGGCCTCGTCGCGCAGCCGCAGCTTGCGCAACGACACGCGATCCCAGCAGAACCAGCGCGGGTCGCGGTGTTCGTAACCCGCCGGGCGCCACGTTGCGCCGCTGCGGTCCCACAGGATCTCCACCGCGGCAAAGCCCTTGCCCAGGGCGTCCAGCAGATCCTTGAGCAGCCAGCGAAAGCCGGATTTTTTGACCATGTCGCGCACCGCATCGGCGATCTGGGTGTCGCGCGCCGAATCGCTGACCGACTCCACCGTCACCGGCAGCCGCGAGACGGCCAGCTTGCGCTTGCCCAGCTCGCAGGCGTAGTGCAGGTCTCGTTCTTCCATCTCCTCGGCCAGGGTCAGAAAGTCATCATGATCCCCGTCGGCCGCCCCGCGCAAAATACCCGCCAGGCGATCCGGCGTCAGCCCCGAGGCCACCGTGTGGTTCCACACCGTGCGGATGCCGGTCAGCGAGGCCGTGGCGATTTCGCGCGTCAGATCCTTTTGCCGGATGGGCCGGTTGTAGGCATCGTAGAGCGTAAAATTATCGGCCATTACCAGCACCCCTTTCCGCGCCCCAGGCCCGCCGTTGCCTTCACCGGCCGGTCGTCGTTATCGTTGCGCGCGGCTTTAGTCACCGGATGATAAGCGTATTCCATGGGCGGATCGCTGGCCGCGTGGATCGCCAAAAAACAGGCCCAGGCCCGGTCCGCGTGCCCGGCACCGTCGCTCTCGGCGACAAAGCGCGGTGCGCCCGTGGCGCTGGTGATCTTCTTGAGCTTATGCAGATCGGCGCGCAGCTTCTGATCGCCCATGGGGATGCGCAGGCGCTTGTCTTCAAAGCATTGCTTTCCCAGGGTGGCCAGGTGCTGCTTGTTGGGGCCGGTAAAGAGCACGCCCTCGACCCGGCTGCCGTGGCGCCGGATGGCATCTTCCACCGGCTTTTCGCCCATGCCGGTTTGGTCCATGCAGCAGCGCAGCACCTTATAGCGGGCGAAGACATCGTCGAGCAGATCATCCTGCTCGGCGAAGCTGATGCGCTGCCGGGCGATGATCTCCCGCGTCCACAGCACATCGCCCACAAGCTCATCCACCCAGATCACAAACAGATCGTTGCGCGCGGCGATATCCACGCCCACGTAGCAATGGCCGCCCTGGTATTCACCCGCAAGGCCGGCCCGGTCATGCTCCACGCCGTTGATCAGCTCGAAGGAGATCCAGGCCGATGCCTCGTCCAGCCATTTGAGCTCGTACTCCTGAGCCCAAGCGTCCTCGTCATCCAGGGCGCGGCGCAGCTCTTCCACGTTGCGCGGCAGGCCGTCCGCCACGGCCTGGTAGATATCGGTGACCTGGCGGTACCAGACCGGATCATCTCCGGTCATCAGGTCATAGAACTTATTGTTCTTGCCGTTGGGAGTGGAGACCACGCGCAGCTTCCAGCCGGCCGAGATCACCGGAAACAGCGCGGCCCAGATCTTGCGCGAATCGGCATGAAAGGCGAACTCATCCAAAAAGGCGTTGGCCGAAAACCCGCGCGCCGTGTCCGGGTTGGCCGGCAGGGCCGTGATGCGCGAGCCGTTGGGCCAGATCACCTCCATGGCCCGGTAGTTTGCCTCGCCCCTAAACTCCGTCTCTTCGGCCCGGATCACCGCGCCGATGGCCTGGCAGTGACGCTTGACGCCTTCTTCCATCGCCTCCTTGGCCTGGCGTTCGCCGCGCGACAGAATCACCCAGCGGCTGCGGCGGCCTTCCAGATCGGCCACCTGGCAATCCTTGGCCACCTCGAACGTGGTGGTGAAGGTCTTGCCCGTCTGGCGCGCGAACATGCCGATCTTAAAGCGGCTGTCGTTGGCGCCCCATCGCTGCTGGTATGGGTAGAAGATCGTCATGCCCCGTAGGTCTCCCGGATGATCTGCTTGAACCGCTCAGCCGTCATGCGGCCGCCATCTTTGGCCGTGACTTGATCCACCGCCTGCAAAGCCGCCTCTTTGAGCCGCTCGCGCTCCTTTTTGCGGGTCTCTTCTTCCAGCCTCACATTCTCGCTGGCCGCGCGCTCCAACCGGTGGATGCCGGTGGCCAGATCCTTGATCATCTTGGGGTCGATATCGTCGATGTCGCCCTCGGCCAGCCGCATGGTCAGATCGAAGGCGATGGTGCGCACCATTTCGTTGAGCAGCTTGCCCACATCCCCCGCCGGCTCGGCGCCGAGCTCGCCGATCCACATTTGAGCGACTTCCCGGCTCTGGCGCAGCTTGGCTCCCACCTTCTCCATGCTCAGGGCATAGCGGTTGACCGAAGATTTGCTCAGTCGCTCGGGATGCCCTTGCTCTTCCAGGATGGCGTTGATCCGCGCCGTTGCCCCTAACTGGGTCAAGCGCGGGTCGCGCAGCAGCTCCTGGAGCTTGACGCGGATATCGTCCGGCAAAAGATCGATAGAAGATTGCTGCTTGGCCACAGGGCTATCCTTTCGGGCGGGGGGTCTTCACGCCATCCACCTTGCAGCGGCCTTCGGCGCAATCCATGCCCCGGCCAGTCAATTTGCCCACCAGGATGCCGGCCACGGCATCGACGGTGATCAGCCCCTGCTCTTCGAGCCAGCGCATCTGGGTGCGCACATAATCGCGCGACACATTGTGGCCGAAGGCTTCCAGCACGGACTGGAGCAACGACTCGTTGAGGCTGTTGCCCTCCTCGGCCATGCTGCGCAGCATCACCAAGCGTCTGTCTTGCGTCACCAGCTCCTTGAATTCCATCACTCGCCTTTACCCCTGTTGATGAAATGCTCGTTGATTAAATCCACTACGCGATTAATCCCCTCCAGGCGGCCTGCCGTTTTTTGCAGAGACCCGTTCAGGTCGGATATGCTCACGTTCAACTGATTGAACTGCTTCTGGGTGGGTAAATGGTCCAGTTCGCTGCGCACTTCGATTACGCTCTTTTCTACCAGCGAGAGCGCTTCCTTGTGCTGCTCGCAACGGCCGTCGCGTTTGTGCTCTGCGTCCTTGAGCGCCTGGGCCGTGGCCCGTTCGGCCACCTGCCGTTCCAGCGAAAGGAAGCGGGCGCCGGTGACCTTTTCACGGTTTGTCCACCAGACATACAGGCCCAGCGCCGCAGTGCACACCATCTGGAAGACATTGATCCAAAACCACCAGGCCGTATAATTCAAATCCAAGACTCCGCTTCCATTTGACACGCGATGCACCGCTCGCATGTCAGTCCGTTTTGAGCCATCGCCGCCAACCGTTCGGGCGCGATCGCCGCGCCACAATCGATGCAGTATTGAGTGGAGGGCCGACCGCTGGAATTCCGTTTCAACCTCCGTATGGTCGCCTGGAAATGCACGTCCGTTTGCGGTCGGCCCGCTCCGCCTCATCCACTTCAGCCCTCCGTGACGCCCAGTTTCTGGTTCAGCTGATCGCGCAGGGCCGTCCGTTCGGCCACATACGCTTCGATGTTCGCCGGTGTGATGGTCACGCCTTTGCGCTGCGTCCGCTCGATGATGTCGAAGATGAGATTCAGCGCAATGGCGCCTTCGACCACGTGATCGACGATTTTATTGCTCATCGCTTGCCTCCCTGCTCGATCATCTGGGCGGTCCGGATCGATATCTCCCGCAGGTACTGACGGAAGGTGGCTTTATCGTCCAGATCCACTTCGCCGTAGATCCGCCAGTCTTCCAGGATCTTGTTGGCTGCCCGCAAGTAGCCCACCAGTTCGGCATCCAGGTCCGGATTGCTCTGTCGCAACGCGGACTGGTAGGGCTGATACAGATCGGCGGCCGTGATGTAGGCATCCTGCGCGTCGGCGTATGTGCCCAGGGCGATGGTGGCCGGGTCGCTGGTCTGGGCGCTGAGCTGGCGGACTGCGCCTTGCTGCTGGGCGGTGCAGCCGGACATCATCCAGGGCAGGGCCGCGGCCAGGAGCATTAGCGCGGCCAGCACCGGCATGACCAGCGTCTTGACCTGGCCGGACTGGGAATTGTCCGAGGGCGGTACCGCCACGGGCTGGATCGCGATCTCGGTCTTGCGGGCCGAACCCGCCGACGAGCCCAGGTAGTAGCCGAAGGCCGTGGTGCACAGCCCGATGATGGCAATCAGGCACATGTTGAAATAGTCTTTGTTACTGATCGGGATCTGGTGCATGGCGACGATCGCCGACATCGCCAGAAACCCGATCATTGCCGCGATGGCCAGAAATCCGCCGATACGATTTTTGATTGCGCGCGTGTCCATCGTCCCTCCTGTCTCTGTTTTACTGCTACCCGAGCAGATCCGTGCAAAACTGCTTTAAATCGAAGCACCGCCCAGGGCAGCTTTTATATGGCGATAACTCTCGGTGGCCGAAGATATTGCCCAGAGAAATATCGAACGCCTCCATCAGCGAGCGCACCAGGCGCAGCCCCAGGGCCAGTTGGGCCACTGGCGGCGGGGTCTGGTCGAAGTTGCCGACGAAGCAAATCCCGATGGCCCGGCTGTTCATGCTTTTTTCCCGGCAATGGGCGCCAGTCTCGTTGAGCATGCGGCCGGTCATCACCTCGTAGCGGTCGCCGACCCGTTCGATGCCGAAGTGGTAGCCGATGTCCATCCACGGCCGCTCCACCGGAGCGCCCTGATTGATAAGGCCCTGCACCTGATCCTGGCGGACGATGATGCCTTCGCACTTCCATGAGGTGTGGTAGCGCCGGATGGAATTCCAGCTCACGGTGGCGCCGTCCTCGGTCAGGGAGTGGTGCAGTACGATGGCGGTCGGCTTCATGCGTCTTCCCTTGGTTTTGCAATCAGGGGTTGCCGCCGACCTCGAAGCGGCGTGCAACCCCTGATCGACCATAACCCGTTGAGACGCAACTATGCACCGAGCGCACTGGAAGAATCCATTGAAGCACTTCAAGATTTTACTTCACTATTTGGTAGGAAAATGAGGCAGGATAACAGGTGGGTTAAAACAGTTTCTGTTGTTTGTAAAGCGATTGTTGATCGGAGTCCGATTCCGGCCCGCGCTCCCCGGCGACGATGGCCCGCACCCAGCGCGCAGTGATGCCGTGCGCGATGCCTAGTTCACGGTAATTTCTACCATTGAACGCGGCCCGGATCGCCCGGTCGCGCGCCGCCGTCGCCAGCCGTGAAAGGTGGGGGATATGAATGCTATCTCCGCCCATGCGTGCCGACAAGGCCAGCAGCGCAGGCAATCCGATGACCTCGGCGATCTGCCGCGCATCGTCCGGCAGATCGTCGATCTCGATATGGTGGGTTGTTTCGGTCATAATATCGTTACGGGCCTTGCGCCTAATGCCTCTGTTGCCACTTTGGGCCTATGGCTCTTTCCCTTTTGATCGACCCGCAATCAATCACTATGTCCTTGTCATCCGACGATAACTCCCATCGTTGCGGAAATCCCAATCCTATAGGAACCATTTTTACATGCTTTTGAACTTCCCCCTCCGTGGCCTGCCGCTTCCATTTCTTGTTCCAAACCTCGAAAGAAATTTTCATAAGTTAACCTCGTTACGGGCCTATTCTGTTGGTGTCGAAAAAGGCCTGAGCGCCTAAAAGTCCATCTGCTTTGTCTGGCAAAAGCCCAGGGCCATCGAGCGTGTTCTCTATCCACACAATCGCGGCTTGCGGCCCGTTGTGATGGGCATCAATCAGAGCCGCTTGCATTGCCACGGTTAAATTGTGGATGAGCCTGTTGGCCGATTTCAACCCATGTCGCAGCATGTCGATTTCATGTAGTACGGCGCTGATATCTGCTCCAACAATCATCGATCGAGCTAATTCACGCAGTCTTTTTTCGCATTCCTGATCCATGTCGCCATCCCTTTAAAAAAGTTCATTTGATCTCCTTGTAGGCTCGAAATCCCTATCTTTGCTCAACATTGCGCTTACCCATATTCCGCTCCCGGATGGCCCGCATTTCTTCGACAGTCATCGGTGGGGCCATCGGTGTTTCCACATGCACCCGCGTTTGCTCTGGCAGCCGCCCGGCCCGCTCGTCAGCGTTGTGCCGGACCTCCCTGGCCCGGTCCATATCGTTGGCCAGGTCGTAGGCAATCTTTTTAAGATACCCATGGGAAGTCAACGGCAGCCTGGTCGGCGGGCGCTGGACGATCTGCTCAAGGGCCTGCGCCCAGGCAGATGGGCTGTTTGGCCGGGCCGGCAGGCGGTCCCACTGGATGTGGCTGTCCATCACCATTTGGCGCAGCGTATGCAGCAGGCGAAGGGCCTTGTCCCAGCAAAGACCGCGCTTGGACCCCGCCGGCCGGAACAACGCCAGGTAAGGCAGGGAGCGCTTAGCGACCTCGACGGGCAGCTCGGCCACCACGATCAGGCACTGGCGGGCGGCCGCATCGTTGGACCATGCTTCTGCGCTGTGGATGGCGCCGCATGAAGGGCAGATCAAACGCATGCCTACTCCTTCTGACTGTACTTTGAAAAGTCCATCAGGCCAGCGGCGTGATCGCGCAAAGACGCCTTGTACCATTCCACCTCTGCCAACAAGCCGACACCCTCTTTTTGCCTCAGTTCAGGTAAAATCGATCGCCCCCCGCCGGTCGGTGCATAAGCAAAACGGACAGGCCATTTCATGCGAATGATGCGCATGTAAATTATTCGATAATGGCGCTTGCAGTAGATCCTGGGGCCTTCGTCGGCACACCCGTAAAAATGGCACCGCTGCACATGGCTGTAGCGGTGTCCGCCTGATCTTTGCCGATGAGCCACCGGCGCCTGGATGATCCCGACCTGTCGAGAGGCGCTATGGGCTCTGGAATACCCAGGGGCAAGCCGCGGCAGAAAGCTCAAATTGCGGCCCTGGGGCGTCATCTCCGCCGGAACGCTACTACCCATAATGCCAAGGCTCACACTGTAGCGCCCGGGCAGATTGCAGTCGCGCAGGCAGGCGTAACCGGCCTGTTTTTCTTTGCAGTTCAAGCATGGGGAAACCGTTCGGCCCGGCACATGATAAAAATCGCTCATGCTTTTTCCTTTGCATCGGTAAGCCGTTTGCAGAGACCGGCAAAGCGTGTGGGTAGGTGCATGACGGTAACCAGCACATCACCGGCAAATAGGTATACATTCGCGTAGTAGATCTTGATGGCGGAGATCTTCGACTTGTGCACTAGCCTCCCTTTGATGGCCACGCCATCCACGTAGCGCTTGAGGCTACCCGTAAGATCGGCGTGGTCCACACCTTTTGCGAACGCCTCATCGGCTGCCCGCTGCACGCTTTTGTGCACCCTCGATTTGATTCTCTTATTTGCGTGTTTACTCACCACAACGCTCATCCTACATCATCTCCCTGCCATGCCGCCGGGCGTCGTACTCCAGGGCGGCGATGATGCGGTGCAGTTGGCCGGCGTCGCACCACTCCACGCGATCGCGCTTGAACATCTTTTTAGCCATGCCGTGGACGTAGGCCCAGGGCCGTCCGGCTTCGGCAAGATAGGCTTCGATCTTTTCCATCATCGCCTTTTTATCAGCCCCCTGCCGTTTGATGTCCGGCTTGCCGGGGCGACGCGTCGTCTTGAACCCCTTGGTGCCCAGCTCCCGCAAAAACTCCTCGGCCTGTTGCCGGCTGATGTCGCAGGTGGAGGTTTTGCCGAAGCGCGTCATCAGCATATCCTCCTTGGTTGCCTTGCCGATCCCGAGCTGGGCGCAGGCGATGCCGATCAATTGCCGCTGGATTTTACTGCTTGTGATCATGGTTTTCTCCGGCTGCTCATCAGGCCGCCCGCGCCACCGGGCGACGATCCCGCCGAGGCGGGATTTCGCATCTCCAATTAATTCAGCATTGATCGCCTTCGCTCGCTTACCGCCCTGTGCAAATAGACATCTTTTCCGGCCGCAGCGCCCTTTAAAAAGGCTTCAAATTCTTTTTCCTTTTTCAATTGATGGCCTTTTACGGTCATCTTCTCAGTACCGCATCTTGTTATGGCCATTTCTATCCTGTCGCGTTCTTCGCGGCTCATGGCCATATCGACCACCTTGGCACTGACCGCCCGTACCCATCCGTCCGCCCAAAGTGCTGCATATTTCGCACGACTGGTCCGTTTCAAACGCCTTGAAAGGCCGCCCAGATAAGCTTTCCTGCCTCTCCCCATCTGTCTGGCCAACACCTCGAAAGCGTAGGCCGCAATCTCTGGGCGAGCGCCTTCGCCGATGAAGCGGGCATGCGTGATGTTGCGCCAATTGTGGTATTGCATGCTGAACAAATACCCGCATCCGAAGGCGCGCGCGACCAGATTGGTAAGCCTGACGATATGCACCGGCACCTTATGGCTGTCATGAGCCTGCGTATCTGATTCGGTGATCTTCGACATCTCGATATCTGATTCAGTGATACTGTGCTTAGCCATCATCTCCTGAGCCCGTTGCATGGCCAGGGCTGCTTCGTGCTCATTGCTGCTGGAGGATAGTTCCAAGCACTTCTTGATCTTGATGATGATCTCTTCGCGTTTCATGATTAAAACTTTCCTCCCCTTATAGCGCCGCCAAATCCAGCGTGATCGGCTGATACTTGCCCAGCGCATCCCGCTCGTAGATCCGCAGGTAAGTTTTGCTGCCCACGACCTGCATGCTGTCGGCGATCGCCGCCATGGCCCGCAGCCAACGGTCATCGTTTATGGGAAGTCGCCGAAGGCCGAGGATGCGGCCGGTGTTGATGCGCCCCTCTTTATCCACCTGGAAGGCGTCCAGAACGATCGTCTTGATCTCGTCGCGGCTGTCGCCCGTCCAATCGGTGAGGCATTCATCCACCAGCTTCTTGGCCGCCTGCAGGCGCTCATCGAAACTCAAATGCTCGGTGATCGCTACCTGGATCTTATACTGGCCGTCGAACGACACCAGCGTCGTGTTGCCCTTCTGGCCGCCCAGCTTCACGCCGTAGCGCTCGGCCGACAGATCCACGAAGGCCTGAACATCCCCCATGGCCTGGAGCTTGTAGCGTTGCATCGACTCGCGTAGGTTCGTGGCCGCGGCGGCGATCTCCCGCACCAACTGGTCCCGCTGCTGGTCGATCTCCGAGACCATGGACTTTGGGACCAGCCGGCCCCTGGAGTCCTTCCAGTAGTTTTCTTCCCGAAGTTCCATCATCCCACCCTCCTGGCACCGTGCTGCCGGATGGCCGCAGCGTGCATCACCCCCAGGGCGTCCAGCTCCCGGGTGACCTTGTTCAAACCGTCGAGCACGCGCTCTTTGATGCGCATGCTGTACTCGTCGCTGACCCGAATCTCGGCCAGGTTGATCTTGGCCTGGGCCAGCTCGATGCGCACATCGTTCACGTCTTCTTGCTGCTTATCCTCGATTACGATAGTCATGGTCGTTTCTCCTTTATTCGCGCCCCGCGTCGCAGCGGCGGCATGTGTTAAAGAGCCTGACCCGTTGCGGCGACGATGCCGCGAACGGTTTTCTTCGTTCGGCCGCGCAGCGCTGGATGGAGATCTCGCCCATCACCGGGCACTGCACCGTGCCGCTGCCATATACTTCGTTCACCCGTACCAGAAGGTTTTCCAGGCTCCCGCGGTACTTTCCGCTGATCGCCTGGCTGATGGCCGAATCGCTGTAGCCCGTGGCCCGCGCCACCGCAGCCTGGCCGTGAGATTTAGCCGCCTCTATGAGCAACTGCATCCGATCCATCGCGCCCACCTCTTAAAACCGGAATCCGAATTCAAAGTAGTTGCCCTGGGACACCAGGCCGGCCGCGTCGATGGGATGCCAGCAAAAATGCTGCGCGGACGTAAAAATGCTGATCCGTTGCGTCAGCGGCTTTTCCCAGCCCACGCCCACCGTGTAATGGATGCTGGCCGGGTGGAAGTTCCCGTCTCCGTTGTAGTTGTCCATCAGGGTGACAAAATTCACGAAGGGCCGGATCTGACCGGTAAAAAGCGGCGTGCGGTGTCCCACTTCGACCTCCGATTTGTATTCGGCCTCTCCGCCGCACGGCCGGGAATACACGTTCTCCTGATCCGAAAACCCGCCGAACGACACGAACCCATCCACCGCGTGACCGGTGGCCGGCATGCAGCAAAAACCCATCAATACGAGGGCTATCAGCAATTGGCTTATCTTCATGGCTTGTTCTCCTTGAATTCGGTTGTGCACGGACCGCCCAGATGGCGGCCGCACCTTTCGCAGCGCGTCGGATATTGCGGCCCCACATCCTTGACCAGCCGCAACCCCCGGTACTCACCCACCCGGCCACCCACATACCCGGTGGCCTGGACCACGTAGCCATGCACCTCCAGGCGCTTGAGGAACTTGCGCACATTGCCGCGCGAAGCGCCCGTGGTGCGGGCCAGATCGATGATCGTGAACCGCCGCAAGATCCGCATGCTGGTCCAGATCTTGTTGCGCAGCGCCCCTTGCCGGGGCGCGGTGGCCGTCATGCCTTTGATTCCCGGCATCAGCTTTTCCTCGCAAAGCGTGGTTGGTCGTAGAATAGGGGGCGGTTGGCCCAGGCCTTCTTGGACACCGTGTCCAGGGCATTGAGCCGTCCGAACTGCTCAATGCGCGCCAGGCCCGTCACCATGCGCCCGATGTTCTTGCGGGCCGCCGTGTGCACATGCTCCAAAAGATCGTCGGCCACCTTCACATCACACAAGGTGTCCGCCAGGGTGCGGGCATCGTCGTGATCGATCCCCGAAAATTCCACCCACTGGGTGATGCGCCGGGCAAACTTGCCCTTGGCCTGCACCTTGCGGGCGAAATCTTCCATGCCGATCAGCACCACCGGCGAGCCGGTCACATCGTAGATATCGCGCATCACATCGAGCATGTCCGCCTGGCGGAAGAGATAATCGGCCTCGTCGATAAAGATCGGCCGCGGCTGATCGGACAACCGCTTGACCGCCGCTTCCACCATTGGCGATCGCCGGTTGCCCGTGGGCTGCCCCAGCTCCACCATCAGGGCCGCCAGCATCGAGGTCGGCGTCCAGCAGGTGTTGGCCCGCAGGAAGATCCCGTCGAGCGTATTGCAGGCAAAGGCCACCGTGGTGGACTTTCCCTCGCCCGGCTCGCCCCACAGGATGGCCATGCCCTCCACCCCCATGGGCCGGTCGTTCAACTCCCGCACGGCCGCCAGGAAGCGCCGCACGTTCTTGGTCATTGCCATTTCATCCTTCATGGATTATCCTCCTGTTGTTCCGGGTGTTCTCCACCTGCACACCCATCCCAACGGCCGGGAGTTGCCGCTCCCGGCCGATCTTTTTGGGACCGATGCCATGCGCCGCGCCGATCAGCACGCACATGTGCCGGATGCGGGCAGCCTTCTTGAGCTTGCCGTCGGCAGCCCCATGCAGCGCCATGGAATCCAGCCCCTTCATCATCGCCGCCAGGCGCTTCTCCTGCCAGGCCTCGCCCGAAAGCGCTTCGGCCCTGCGCAAACCATCCGTCACCATGCGGGCCGCCACGGCCCTGAGTTGCTCTTTACCTACCTGCTGCATGATATTTCCTCCTTTCGTTGTTTAGCGGGCCATGCGCTCAAGTACTCGCAGGCCACCCGGTAAGCGGTTTCAAATCCCTGACCGATCTTCTGATACAGCGCCCGGCGGACGTTTTCCGGCAGGTGTCGCCAGCAGGCGAAGCAAAAGGCCATGCCCGTCTGCTTGGCCGCACCGCACCGGCACGTGCCGCTTTTGAGCGTCTGGACACTTTCGAGTGCGTCTTTTTGAGCCTGGGTTAAAATGGGTTTCAAAGCGGTTTCTCCTTTCGTTACTGCGCCATGCTCTCGCCGGTTTCCAGCCACAGTTCGTAGCGCTTCATCCACGCCAGGTCGGCGTCACCGACATCGATGCCGCGCCGTAAATCGTCGTTGATCTGCTCGTACTTCTCCTGGGCCGTGGCCGGCAGCGGGCGGCTATCACGCCGCGCCTGGGCGATGTCGATCAATTCGGCCGCCGACCGCTCTTCTTCCGTGCTGATCGCAATGGGGCACGGCCCCAGCTGCGCCCGCCGCACATTCTCCACTGCCCGCGCCGCCTCTTGCATGGCCGGGGTGGTGTATGTCTCGCTGCGCCCCGGGAACTCATGAATGTTGGCGCGCTGCCGTTCGCGATGGCAAAGGATCTCCTCGTTGATGCTGGTCAGCTCGGCTTCTTTGGCCAAACGCTTCAACGCCTTGCGCCCTTCGCGCATCACGCGGTCCTGGACCGCCTTGCCGTGCGCCGCGATCTCGGCGCGGTCGTGACCCGTTCGCTCCGGATCCTCCGCCCGGCACAAGAACTCCTTGGATCCATCCGCATTGATCAGGAAGACATAAATGCTGCCGTAATCCAGCGCATCCAGCAGCACGAAAACCGTTTTACCCACATGCGGGCCAAGCTCCGCGGCGATGAAGTTGCCGCGGTCCACCTGGATGCCGTCCTTGCCGATGACCCGCGTGCCCTCTTTGTCCGGGGCCTCGGACAGCAGGATGTCCAGCGCCCGTTCGTCACTGATGCGCCGCACCGGAAGCCGCCACTCCCGCGCCATCTGGGCCGGCGTCTTTCCATTGAGGCTGCCGTGCACGTTCTGGTGGTAAACCGCATCACACCAGCGGTCGCAGATACGTTGCAGCTCATCGGCCGTCATCGCGATATCCACCGGATCTTCTCCCTGGCGCATGATGCGCTGGGCAAAGCTTCTCCGGTCCTCGATGGCCTTGCGCTCGGCCACACTGTGCCCGATATATCCGGAAAGCAGTTCGAAGACGCCGTGCAGCAGGGTCTTAAAAAACCGCTCGATGTGCGGCTTGTCTTCCGGATGGAAGGGGCGGCAAAGCAGCTGCTCGATCTCCAGAGATTCGAACACCCGCACCATGTGGGCCGAAACATAGTCCGAACCGTTGTCTGTCTTGGCCACTTCCGGCACGCCCCAGTCCAGGAGCGCCCGCCGCGTCACCGCCGCCACGGCCGTGGCCCGGGAGGTAGGCGTGACATGCAGTTTGGCCCGGCGGCTGTACACATCGATCACGCCGATCAGACAGTGCCGGCCGTCTTTAAGCATCACATCGCCGGGCGTGGAGTCGAACTCCCACACCTGGTTGAGCCGCGTCACCGTCTCTGAGGCATTGCCCATGGCCAGCATGTGCAGGTCGCGCCATTTGTCGAAATGCGTGCAATAAAGCAGCAGGCTCTTGTTCTCGGATCGCCAGCGGGTCACGTAGCGCCGCAAGGCCGAAGTACTGGGGATGTGCTGGCCGTCGAAGCGTGCCTCGATCGCCTGCCGCACCGCCGAGATCCCCAGGTGCGGCCGCTCGCACAGCAGGCCCTTGATAAAGTCGCGCATGTGCTCGGGGATGCAGCTTTCCCGCGTGGCACAGTACCCGTTGGCCAAGCCCGCCAGGCCGGACTCTGTAAACGCCCGCTCCCATCGGTACAGACTGGCCCAGGACAGCGCGCCGCAAGCCTGCTGCACCCAGTCGGCCAGCCGGATCGCGCCCGCCTTGTGCTCGCGAATGAACAGCAGCGTGCCCTGCTTTTTGGGAAGGCCCGTCGCCTGCAGGAAGGCGTCTCGCGCCCGCAGGATCTCCCGGCGGGCGTCGGCCTCCGCCTGGCGCTCCTTCGGCAGCCGTTCGTAGGCCGCCAGGCCCGCTTCCTTGGCCACTCGCCGCGCTTCTTCCGCCGCCGCGGTCTCGGCCGCCAGCGCCTTGCCCCGCGCATAGCCTGCCTGGGCCGCAGGCCCGGCAAAAGCCCCGCCCAGGCGTCCCGTCAATACCGTACGGACCTCATCCGGCAGCCCCGAGACCATGTAAACATGGCTCGGGCCACCATTGACCCGCCGATAGATGCGCGGCCATCCGCCGTTTTTGGCGCGCTTGTGCACCGCGCGTTCGCTGATATTGAGTAATTCCGCCAACTGCCGCGAAGAGATCTGCCGTGGAAAAGCTTGCATGTTCCGCCTCTGTATCCGTATCGGTTTCCGAATCGGTTCCCGTATCGGTCTAAAGTTCAGCTTCCAATGCTTCCAGGATGATGGTCACGTGCTTGATGACTTCTTTTTGGTCGGTGTGCTTGTACTCGTTGGCCCGCTCGATGTTGATGGCATCCAGGAAGGCGTTGAACGCCCGCCGGAAATCCTCGCTGATCTTGGGGGCCGAATTGACCTGGCGTTGCCGCTTTTGGATGGTGTCGGCCACCTTTTCCAGGTGTAGGCGTTTGGCGGTTTTTTTGATGTGGGAGGCGGTCATTTTGCCGCCTGGGGCGGTCTGGACGGCTTCGGCGACGATGGTCCTGATGGCGACTGGATCATCCTTGAAGGGGAGCAAAACGCGGGCTTGGTGGTCGTTTTGAGGGAGCCACCTTGGAATGAAATTGGTTTTGTCTAAAATTTTAGACATTTTTTTGTCTCCAATTGGAGACAAATCCTGTGAAACCTCTTTAATATAATCCACCACGCGAGCCGCATCGATCATTTGATAGGCGCGACAACGAGCTATCTCCCACACATCCTTGCAGTAATCCGCGAAGGTCTCATGGGTGGTCCGGTACAATCGGCGCTGCTGGATCTCCTTTAATGCGCATCCCAAGTCGTAGAAGTTTTTGACGCTGACCAGGATCACATCCTCCAGCTCAGCCAAGCGCTTCGCCTCGTTTGCCGATAACGGCTTGGTCTCGCTGTAATCCGGCGGCTCGTCGCTCAATAAATCATCCACATCCATACCTTGGTCCGGGGCGTCCATTTCTTCTTTATCGATTGCTTTCGGTTCTACCGTCGTCTTCTGAAATAGGGTCAAATCGCGCTTTGCCATCTCGATATTCTCCTCTTAAATCCGGGTTAAAAATCCAATCGCGTATCCAAATGCATATGCGCCCCATGAGATAAGCAGCCACTGGGCAGAGGCTGCTTCCGAGAAGGGCTTCCTGCCGCTCATGCAGCCAAGAACCATAACGGTTATCCAGCACGCGATGAGCACCATCTTCATGATCATCAACTTCATTTTCTCCGCCTTTCCATTTCTCCCAGGAACATCTCCCGCTTTCTCTTCTCCGACCTGGCCCGCCGCTCTTGCTCGGCGTACTTCTGGATCTCGGCCCGCAAGGCATCCGGCCCGGGAAGGCCGAAGATCCCGGCCGGCTCGTTCAGCGCCTCGATGGCCTCCGTAGAGGCCGTGGCCCGGCAAAAAGCCGGCAGGATGTCCGCCGGCGGTCGGTTGCCCGGCTTGGATTCGGCCGTCCAGGAGTCCAGCATCGCCTTGGTGACCTGCCGTCCCAAAAGGTGACTCATCTCCCCGGCGAGCTGGAAGCGGTCCTTGCCGCTGGTCCGGATCGCGCGCGCCATCGCACAGCGCAACTTCTCGGTCACGTTGAGCGAGCCCTCGCCGGTGTTCGGCCGGCAGTCCGCCAGATCCTGCTGGATGCGCTGGATCTCATCGAACAGGCTGAGCTGCTGCGGACCAGACTTGTCTATTTTTTTCGAACGCTTAGACATTGACGCCCTTAAGGCTTATTGATAAACCTACAAAATCAGGCAGCCGGCTTGGATCTGCGCTGGCGGTCGGATCGGTAATACCAGGCGAACACGTCGCGATGATCCGCGCCGATCTTGCGCGCCACGGCCCGCATGACGCGGTCGGAGATCTTGCGGTAGTTGATGATGTCCGAGACCACCATGGGGGATACCCCCAACTCCTGGGCGATCTTGGCCTGGGTGATGCCGGCCAGCTTGAGCTGGTACTGGATCTTTGCCGGCGTGTAGTTGTTGGATTGACATTCGTTCATGTTATTGCTCCGGGTTCGGTGAAAAGATTTCGCTGACCCATCTGTGACGGGTTCGATAAGCGCCAGGGTTTTTCAGAAACTCCCTGATTATGGATGCTGATATGGCCAAAGATTTCTCCTTCGAACGATCCCTTCGCTTACCGTTGCGCGAATTAATCCATGGTTTATGCTGCGCCCCCTTATCTTTCATGTTCGACAACTACCTCCTGGCCCCAAGAGATGAATGGTTTTCACATAGCGATGAAAAATTCTCTTTACATCTGAGGATGTTGATAGGAATGCGGGTTATTCGTGGATTTATGTTCCTGAAAAGGGACCAGGTCTTATACAAATGCCCGTTCTGTGGAACTGATTTGGTCTCACCAGTCGGTTTTATAAACCCGGATAGCGAATCAATGATGGCACAAAGCTTATCCATCGGCCGCGCTGTGCCTACATTCACCATCCCGAAATCGACACTGGAGCGCGAGCTAAATGAAACCATAAGAAGATGTCGTGGAGTTTGGCCGCCCAATGATTGAACTCCTTGTCTATTTTTTTAGCTCCGATAGATAGGACTTATAGGTGAATAAATCAACTCTGTAAAGTGAAAAATGCTACTCACAGACAAAGATAGGCTAAATTTTATCCTGGAATCTTTGAAATTAGGCCCACAGGCTTTTTCTGAGACCTTACAAGTACCTGTTCATAAAATAAAAAGCATAAAAATCGGCAAGGTCAAGATCTCCCCTGAGATAGCCTTATCTATAGAACAAAAATTCAACTTTGATTTTAAGTGGATTTTAACCGGTGAGGGCCATCCTTATATAAAGGAGGGGTCCCAGCTGGGCGGCCAGGTCCATGAGCCTCCGCAACCGTATGGCCACCAATACGGCGACAACCCGGAGGTGGCCGAGCTGCTGGCGATGACGCGCGAAATCGTCCGATCCGATACCAGTTATGCCCTGTCGTTGATGGCCAATATCAGGTCATTCCACCAGGCCATGCTGGCCGAAAGACGATACCAGGACATCGAGGCGCGCCTGGCCCGCATCGAGCAGGAAAAATCCATCGACAACCACGTTCGTCTGAACACCGGCAACGACCGCCGCCAGACGGATCGCCGCCAGTCGGAGACCAGCACGCTGGAGCAAGATCGCCGCAGTGGCTCGGACCGCAGAAAAGCCTCCGGCGGCAAACGTTGAGTCCATGGGTGCCCGGCGGTCCGGCGCCATGCACCAACCAATCAAGATGCGTTGCCGGAAAAATCAAATGCATCTGGAAAAATGTGTGCCCGTGCTTCCACATCGACCGCTATGGGAAGATAATGAGATGAACCAGGATGCAGAAATAGAAAGGAAAGCTGTAAATGGAATTAAAGATCTATGCGACTGGCAGGTACTTTGGAAAATCAGCGGATCTCGGTTCAACGGTTGAATTACTGGATAGCTATGAAAGGGCTTTTACTCAATGCTTGAAACGCGCTTGCATATCAAATAGAGTACGTGCTGATAAAGCGTATTTAAAAATAGCGTCAGTCGTTCCAGGGTCTTTGGACGTCGCGCTTGTAACTGAGGTCGCGGCCGCCATTTCACCATTGGCGCCCCAAATATTTGGATACGCTTGGGACCTTTATAAGTCGGCTTTCGATTTAATAGCGATCGCAACCGCGCGGTTCAACGAGAAAGGCCGCCCCATGAATATAACGATAAGCAATTCACCGGGTGCCGCAGTAAACGTCGTCAACGGCGACCAAGTCAACACCACCAAGGACGTTCTGGATGTTGCGGCCGCAATACATCCACAACTTGAACGTATCGCGAAACTCATAAAAAGCGGCAAAGCCGATCGAATCCAGATGGGCGTATCGAACGCCACAAATCAGCCATTGATCGATTTTAACCCTGAAAATAAGAGCCGTTTCGAGATGCCTGAGGCGGATGCCTATGAGCAAGAACCTATTGGTATCGAATGTGAAATATTCCGCTTCAATAAGAAAACGTTGTTAGGGACCCTGGAGATCGAGATCGATCAGAAAACCAGGCCAGTCCCATTTTCAGTAGCCCCTTTGCTACGGGATGAATGCATCGAAGCTTTCAAAGCCTCACGTCTCAACGTACTTGCGCACAGGGAAATGACCCTCAACGCCCTCGGCGAGAGTAAAATCAAAAAGCTCCATATAATTCAGATCCAACCATCATGAAATTTAGGCCCACGCGCACCCTCAAAACTGAAGGTTTTTTCGTGTTTCGGGGTTCTGACCTTGTAAAAGTCATAAAACATCATATCCATCTATAAATATTCGCCTTTTTAACTTTTCAGGCGTTTTTCACCCGTGTCCACCAGGGTTCCGACCTTTGCCCTTTTCGCCGGAACACGAAAGCGGCTTGTATTTGGCCCTTAAACCAATATTCAAGCCGCTTTCCACGTTTTTCAAATGTCCGCGCTGGTTTCAAACCATCCGGCGGATCCGCTCATAAATCTCGAATCGGTATCATCCTCCCAACTTCGAAGCCCACACCAGCCGCCGCCCGCCAAAATCCCCGTCATCATTAACCTTTCCCACCATATCCCACCTCATCCCGCCCATTCCCGCCCCACATCCCTGGTTTCACACCATCCGGTGGGTCACACAAGCAGAGGTCGGTTGAAGTTATGGTAGCCGCGCTTTTAATGAAGTTTCAGACGCGGTTTAATCCGCCGCCGCAAAATATCCACCAGCATCAGCGCCAGCGTGCGGAGCGTCCCATGCAGGACCCATTGGTGGGAACGGTAAAGGGACAAATAGATGAAGCGTGCCAGCCACCCTTCAATAAAATGGTTGCCGGTTAAATTCCCCATGAGGTTGCCCACCGACGATTGGCTCAACGATACCAGGGAGCCGTAATCACGATACACGAAATCGATCGGTACGCCACCCTTCAGGCGCCTTAGAAGGGTTTTGCTCAAAACAGAGGCCTGCTGATGGGCGCTCTGGGCGCGTGGGGGGATCGGCCTATCCGACCCCGGTTGCGGACAATGGGCGCAGTCGCCCAGGGCAAAGATGTTCTCGTCCTTGGTGGTCATTAAATTTTGTCGCACCATGATCTGGTTGACGCGGTTGATCTCCAAGCCATCCAAGTGCTTGAAAAATTCCGGAGCCTTGATCCCGGCGGCCCACACCTTGAGATGCGCCGGCACCTGCTGACCGGACGAAAGCTGGATGGCTTCCTCGGTGACCGACTGAACCCGGCCGGAAGTCACGATCTCAACGTCGATTGCCTTTAATTGGCGTTCGGCCGCCGCAGCCAGCTTTTCCGGCAAGACCGGCAGGATGCGCGGGGCGGCTTCGATCAAAGTAATATGAACCGGTTTGGATTGCGCGAGATGATCGAAGCCGAAGCCTTTGATCTTATCGGCCACATGATGCAGCTCGGCCGATAATTCGACCCCGGTGGCTCCCGCTCCGACAATGGCCACGCGCAGGGCCGGAATGGTGGTACCCACGCCTTCTGCCTGGTACATGAGCCGCAGAAAGAGATTGAGCAGCATGGCATGAAAGTAATCGGCCTGCTTACGGCTATCCAGAAAAATGCAGTGCTGTTTGACGCCCGGAATACCGTAATCGTTGCCTTCACTGCCCAGTGCCAGCACAAGGGTATCGTAGGGCACGCTGCAGTCGGCGATGACTTGTTCACCCTTGGCATCGATGATGGCTGCCAGATGGACTGTCTTGCGAACGCGGTCCAGGCCGGTCATGCTTCCCGGTCGAAACCGGAAGCCGTTGCGACGCCCGAGGGTCAGATAATCGATCTCTTCGAAATTGGAATCCAAAGTACCTGCGGCCACTTCATGCAGCAGCGGTTTCCAAAGGTGGGTCAGTCCCCGATCGATAAGGGTGATGGCTGCCTTGCCCTTTTTGCCCGCTCTGCGTCCGAGCCTTATGGCCAACTCCAATCCGCCTACGCCGCCGCCGATAATAACGATTTGGTGCATACCTATCCTTGATCTATATGATTCTTTCCCGATGCAGAACCGCTCTCCTTTAAACGTAGATCCTTAGAAATGCAAAAAGATTCGGCGCATGGAATGGCGCTTTCTCCTTATGCTGGATTATGTTAGGTCAAATCTCATCGAGGAAGGTGCGCGGCAATCGATCGCCGGAGATAGTCTAACATTAATCGACGGTCTGTCTTGCTGAATAAAAGGGAGCGACATAATGAAACCCACATGGCATGCCGGAAACCTTTTGCAACTGGCCGGCAGTTACTGGCAAACGTTCACGTTGCATGCCGGCGTAAAACTGCGCCTCTTTACGATTTTGTCGGGGGGCGCCCTGACCGCGCCCGAAGTGGCCGCGCGGATTGGCGCGCCGATCCACGGCGTGGCCACCTTGTTGCACGCACTGTGCGCCATGGGGTTGCTCGACAAGCAAGGGCAGCGTTTCGCTCTGGTCGATGCGGCCCGTCGCTACCTGGTGGAAGGCGCTGAAGCATACATTGGCCACATGATCATGCATCATCACCACCTGTCCGGCTCGTGGGCCCGCTTGGATGAAGCCGTTCGGACGTGCGCTCCTTTACGTGCCGGCGCCTCCTTCGAGGACCCGGAACAGCGAGAAGCATTCCTCATGGGCATGTTCAATAATGCCATGCTGCAAGCGCCCGCCATCGCCGAGGCCGTCGATTTGGGCGGCCGGACCAAAATGTTGGATTTAGGTGGCGGCCCGGGCACCTATGCCATCCACTTTTGTCTCAAAAACCCACAACTCGAAGCCGTGGTGGCCGACCTGCCCACCACCCGGCCTTTTGCCGAAAGCACGGTGGCACGCTTCGAACTTTCCCAGCGGATTCGATTTGCCGCCGTCGATATTCTTACGGACGATCTCGACGGCAGTTACGATGTTGTTTGGCTATCCCACCTGCTGCAT